ATGAGCGGTAAACTTCCTATAAAAAATACACAGATTGATAGACAGAGCAAACACACGGCTCCTGAGTTTGTTCCAGGTCCGTTTGAGGCATTGGTAGTTAACAATCTTGATCCAGAATTTCACGGTGCATTAACCGTACAGCTATTAAAAACAAATACAACTTCAAACGTTGACAGAGCAGAAGGCGAACTATACACGGCAAGATATCTTTCACCGTTTGCAGGACAGACTCCTGTGTTTGGTAGCACAAAAAATACAGGTTACAAGGACAGCCAACAGAGCTATGGTATGTGGTTTGTACCACCTGACGTGGGAACAAAGGTACTGGTAATATTCGCAGAAGGTAATCCTAATCTATGTTACTGGTTAGGTTGTGTTAATGATAAGTTTACAAATTTCAGCGTACCAGGACACGCCGCAACCACGTTTACAAATGACGGCACTCCGGACGAATTGGTAGGCAAAAAATTACCCACAGGTGAATACAATAAAAAAATTGAAACAACAGCAGGATCTGATCCTACTAAATTTTTAAAGCCTTATCAAAAAATATTTACTGATGGCCTTGTTGCACAAGGATTGTTGGAAGATGAAACACGTGGTATTACTAGTTCAAGTGCAAGACGTGAAGTACCCAGTGCAGTATTTGGAATAAGCACACCAGGACCTGTAGACAAGAGCTCAGGATCTCCGAGAGTAAACATAGGATCAAAGGAAGATTCAATAAACGTTTTTAAATCAAGACTGGGCGGAACAAGTTTTGTGTTTGACGATGGTAATGATAAATTTTTAAGAAAGAAATCTCCAAGTGAAGAATCACCAGACTATGCAAATGTTAATCTTGGTGAAACTGATGGCGATGTAGCAAGACCACACAATGAATTGGTGCGTTTGCGTACACGTACAGGACATCAAATACTTTTACATAACACAGAAGATTTAATATACTTGGGCAACAGCAGAGGAACAGCTTGGATAGAATTAAGCTCAGACGGTAAGGTTGATATATTTGCAGAAGACTCTATCAGTATGCACACAAAAAATGATTTTAATCTTACAGCAGATAGAAACGTTACAATAGAAGCTGGTGCTAATCTAAGCCTAAAAGCATCAGGAGATTACATTGGAGACAAGATTCTCAAAGGTAGGGTACAGATAGAATCAAACAAGAATACCAACATACTTGTAGGCGGTAGCACAAAGATCACAACAACTTCAGACTTTGATGTTAACACAGGTGGAGCAAACAAACTTACAGCAGGATCCACAACTGATATACTCAGCGGAGGCAACCATACAGAAACCGCTTCCGAAATCCATATGAATGGACCGCAGGCGGCTACGGCCGCTACCGCGTCCGCTCTGTCCGTACATCGCGTACCTGGTCACACAACACTTGGCATTCTTGCACAACGCTCACCACAACATGAGCCTTGGACACATCATGAAAATTTAAACCCGTTGGCATTTAAAATTGCACTTACAGATAGAGATTTGGTTACTACAGTAGCAAATCCTTTACCAACACCAACTACAGCCGATGTGTTTAAAAAGGAGTTCAAAGCATAGGTAAATATTGTTATGGCAGACTTATATAAAAAAATTACAGTACCATCAGGAACTAACCAGAAACCGGTTACTACTAACCGTGCCTATAGAGGTACAAGCACAGTTAATCCTAATAACAACAGCAAAAAGCTGTTTGATATAGGGCTTATTAAACAAGATTTATTGAATCACTTCCACATTAGACAGGGTGAGAAGCTGATGAATCCAGAATTTGGAACAATTATATGGGACGCTATTCATGAACCCTTAACAGAGGACATGAAAGAAGCTATTGCAAAGAACGTTACAGACGTTGTAAACCACGATCCACGTATAAGTGTAAACAACATAGAAATTGATTCGTATGAAAGCGGAATAGTAATAGACGTTGAATTAATGTATTTGCCATACAATATTTCAGAGAAACTGAAGTTAACTTTTGATGAAGATTCAGCTTCTTATTAAGTACGCAGTTTACGTATTACAATAAATAGTATTATTAAGGAAAGCAAATGTCGTCAACAAATAGACAAAACAGATTATTGTTAGCTGAAGACTGGAAAAAGGTCTATCAGTCATTTAGAAATGCAGAATTCAAGTCATATGACTTTGATAACCTGCGTCGTACAATGATCAACTATTTGCGACAAAACTATCCAGAAGATTTTAACGATTACATTGAATCAAGTGAGTACCTTGCACTAATTGACCTTATCGCTTTCCTAGGTCAAAATATTGCTTTCCGCGTAGACTTAAATGCTAGAGAAAACTTTTTAGAGTTAGCTGAACGTAGAGAATCAGTTTTACGTTTAGCTAGACTCTTATCTTACAATCCAAAACGTAATCAAACAGCAAACGGATTGCTTAAATTTGAAAGTGTAAGCACATCAGAGGATCTTGTTGATTCAAATGGTACTAACTTATCAAATCAAACAATTATATGGAACGATCCATCAAACGTAAACTGGAGAGAACAGTTTGAAAAAGTATTGAATGCGGCACTACCAGTAAACAGTACTGTAGGTAAGCCAATTAAAAAAGATACAGTTGAAGGAGTTCCAACATACCAATACAGATTTGGTGCAAGTAACACAGATGTTCCTGTTTATACTTTTAGTAAAAATGTTGATGGAAAGAATATGCAGTTTCAAATTGTTTCAACAGATGTTAATGAAGGTGTAATATCTGAAGAAGCACCACTACCAGGAAACAGTTTAGGATTTTTATACAGAGATGACGGAAGAGGTCCAGGTAGTACTAACACAGGATATTTTTCACACTTTAGACAAGGTACATTAGACACAGGTACTTTTAATATTACAGCACCTAGCACAAATCAAACAATAAGTCTTGAAGCAACAAATATTAACAACACAGACGTTTGGTTATACAAATTAAATTCAATTGGTGCTGAACAAGAACTATGGACTAAAGTAGATAGTGTTGAAGGTAACAATATTGTTTACAATAGTTTAAGAAAATCTCAAAGAAATATATTTGGTATTTTAAGTAAAACACAAGACGCAGTTGATTTAATCTTTAGTGATGGTACGTTTGGTAACTTACCACAGGGACAGTTTAGAACATACTATAGAACAAGCATAAATGATCAATACAATATTGTTCCAGCAGATCTTGTTGCTATTAGCATAACGATTCCTTATACATCTAAAACAGGTAATCAAGAAAGTCTTTCAATTACAATGGAGTTGAAATACACAGTTGACAATGCAACGATTTCAGAAACTAATGATAGTATTAGACAAAATGCTCCAAGCACTTATTATACACAGAACAGAATGGTTACTGGTGAAGATTATCAAGTAAGTCCTTTAGGAATCAGTCAAGAAATTATAAAAGTAAAAAGTGTAAACAGAACTTCAAGTGGTATTTCAAGATACTATGATTTATTAGATGCTACAGGAAAATATTCTAGCACTAACCTATATGGTGCTGACGGCGTTATTTACAAAGACTCTTACACAGATAAAACATCTTTTACGTTTACTACTAAAACAGACGTACAGGGCGTTCTAGTAAACACTATAACACCAATATTAAGTCAGAAACAAATGTTAAATTATTATTTGACTAACTTTCCTAAAACACTAGTTGCTGACTTGGGTGCTAAATGGTCAAGTAAAACTACAACAACAAATCAATCAACAGGATCTTTTGTTGATACAAATGGTGCAACTTTACAAGTAGGAAGTTTTACTTCAAGTGCATTAAAGTTTATTGAACCAGGTACATTATTAAAATTTGTTGCTCCAACAGGATATCATTTTATGTCAAACAACAGTCATGCACTTATGCTTGGCAATGCAGATCATCCTAATGCAATAACTTACAAATGGGTAAAAGTTGTAAGTGTAACTGGAGACGGAAGAACAGACAACACAGATGGCACAGGACCTATAGTGTTAAATGATATTATTCCTACGAATGCTGTTCTATCAGAATTAAAACCTAAATTTAGTAAAACATTATTAACTGATGTACAATCACAGATTACAGATCAAATTTTTGCGTATAAAACATTTGGTTTAAGATACGATAGTGCGTTAAGACAATGGCGTATGATTAGTGAAAACAATTTAGATATTTCAAGTGACTTTAGCACAGGTAAAACAGGTGACGTTACAGACCAAGCCTTAGATTCAAGTTGGCTAGTGTTGTTTGAAACAGATGGTGAAAAATATACAGTTACTTCAAGAGCTCAAAGATACATTTTTGAAAGTAATGAAGAAATTAGATTTTACTATGATAGTACAAGTAAAATATTTGATAATAAAACAGGTAAGATTGTTAAAGATAGGATTGCAGTATTAAGTATTAACAAACAACCAGATAGTACAAGTCCTTTTACAGTAGATTATCCATGGGAAATTTCTAAAGAATATAGAGATGGAGACGGATATATTGACAGTAAAAAGGTTGAAATAAGTTTTTATGATTCAGACTCAGATGGAGTCGTAGACGATCCAGAAACATTTGTTACATTAGTTGATGAATTAACTAATCCTTTAACAAAATATGTTTTCCTAAAGAAATACATAACATCAGATGGTATTGATGATTACAAATATATGGATAATACCACTAGTACAGTATTAGTAAAACAAAGTGAAAGTGCCGTTGGAGCTCTTAGCCAGTATACAGATGGACAAGTCTTTTATCTAGTTACTGAAGATGTATTTAAAGTATACAGTACAACAACAGGTGTACTATCATTAACAACTGATTATAAAGCATACGTAGGTAGAAGTGGACTTAAATTCCATTACGTTCATTCAGCAGATGATGACAGCAGAATTGATCCAAGTTCAAGTAACTTAATTGACACTTACTTATTGACAAGAACGTATGATACAGATTTTAGAAAATATCTTGATGGTGTACTTACAACTAAACCTTTACCACCTAGCAGTGATAACCTGTTTAATAACTATGGATCTGAAATTAATAAAATTAAATCCATTAGTGATGATGTAATTTATCATCCAGTAAAATATAAAGTTCTATTTGGATCAAAAGCTGATGCTAGAGTACAAGCAAATATTAAAATAGTTAAAAACCCAGATCAGGTTGTTAACGATAATGACATCAAAGCAAGAGTTGTTTCAGCAATAAACGGATACTTTGCTTTGGAAAATTGGGATTTCGGTGATACGTTTCATTTCTCAGAGATGGCTACTTATGTAATGAACCAAGTTGCACCTGATCTAGTAAACATTGTAATTGTTCCTAAACAAGACTCACAAGGATTTGGAAGTCTTTACGAAATTAAATCAGAAGCAGATGAAATTTTTGTTAGTGGAGCAACAGTTGACGATGTAATGATAATTGATGCAATTACGGCAAGTAAGTTAAAAGCATCAGGAAACATTGTTACAACTTCAGGAACCACAACAAGTGGTGTTACAAGTGGATCTAGTTATACAGCAGGGTCAACAGTTTCAAGTTCAAGTTCTACAAGTTCAAGTTCTACAAGTTCAAGTTCTTCTAGTTCAGGTGGTGGTGGAAGCTCTGGGAGTGGTTATTAATGGCATATGATGATAATCAAAACGAATATCCTTTACCGGCTGGAACATCAGACACTAGCCATACTAGAACTAGTGCTGAACATCTTCCAAGGTACTTTAGAACCACACACAATAAAAAGTTCTTAAGTGCTACACTTGATCAATTATTAAATCCAGGCGTTGCAGAAAAGATAAGTTCTTACTACGGTAGAAGAATTGCCAAAGCACGTAAGGCATCTGACACTTATGTAAGTGATGTTAGCACACAAAGAGAAAATTATCAATTAGAACCTGCAACAGTCGTTAAGGATACATTAAACAATGTAACTTTTTACAAAGATTATAATGATTTAAAAAATCAAATCAAAGCATTCAACGGTACTGTAGATAACGACAGTAAATTATTCAGTCAGGAATATTATGCTTGGAATCCTAATGTTGATTGGGATAAGTTTACAAACTTTAGAGATTACTATTGGTTAGAAAGCGGACCATTGAGCATTCCTGTTGTTGGACAAGCAAAAGGAATAACAAGTACATATACAGTTACAAGCCAAGATAATTTAGATAATACAGCATACATATTTTCATCACAAGGAAATACGTCAAATCCAACACTTAAATTATACAGAGGACAAACATATAAGTTTGATATCAATACTCCAGGTATGCCGATGTCAATCAAGACAGCTAGAACGTTAGATAGTGCATACAATTATAGTGTAGGAGTAAGCGACAGTACACATACAACAGATGTAGGAACTATTGAATTTACAGTTGATGTACTTGCACCTGATACATTATATTATGTAAATGGTAACGATATCAATGCAAGTGGATTAATACAAGTTTACGACATATTAGATAATACAGCTATTGATGTTGATGCAGAAGTAGTTGGCAAGAAAACATACACAATGACAAACGGATACGAAATGTCAAATGGTATGAAAATAAATTTCCAAGGTACAGTAACTCCGGAAAAATACGCAACAGGCAATTGGTATGTTGAGGGTGTAGGAGATGCAATAAAACTTATTAATGAAAAAGATATAGAAGTACCTGGTACAGTAAGTACAAACCAAGCAATTCTTTTTGACAGTCAGAAGTTTGATAGAGCACCTTTTAGTAATGCTAATGCTTGGGCAACAACAAAGGATTATATTGTACAGAACAGAGCTTCAACAAGTAAAAGTTCTTGGTCAAGATATAACAAGTGGTTTCATAAGTCAGTACTAGAAGCTACAGCATTAATTAATGACGAACCTAGTGATGTCAATCAAACAGGTAGAGCAACAAGACCAATTATTGAATTTGACCCAACACTTAAATTATGGAACTTTGGTACCCAAGCAAAACAAGACGTTGACTTATTAGATACGTTTACAACTGATGTATTTTCAACTATTGAAGGTGCAATAGGTTATAACATTGATGGTATAGACGTTGCTGACGGAATGAGACTCTTATTTACTGCTGACCCAGACACAAGAGTTGCAGGTAAAATTTTTACAGTAAAATTTATTACACACAATAACATAAGACAGATTAGTTTAATAGAACCAACAGACACAGCACCTTTACTAAATGAAACTGTATTGATTAGAGACGGTACAGACTACAAAGGTAAGATGTGGTTTTATGACGGAACTAAATGGAAAGCTGGTCAAGACAAGACAGCAGTAAATCAATCTCCAACATTTGATTTATACGATCAAAGTGGTATAGACTTTAATGATACAACAAGCTATCCTAATTCAACTTTTGAAGGAACTAAATTATTTTCTTACAAAAAAGGAACAGGAACTAATGATACTGAGCTAGGTTTTCCACTAACATACAGAGCATTAGAAAACACAGGTGATATTGTATTTGACTTTAACTTATTACAAGACGAATTTACATATCAAAGCGATAATGCAAATATAACAGCAAAAACTGAAGTTGGACTTTTAAGAAGATACACAGATAGAACTACATTTACATATACTTCAGGTTGGACTAAAGGATACGAAGATAGTAAGCAGTTAGTTAATAGACAATATATTGTAGATACAAAGTTTAATGACTTTGCAGTTGATGTTTATAAAGACAGTGGCGACTTAAATGATTTATGGGTAAGAGTTTATGTTAACAACAAACGTAAAAAGCCTTTAGTAGATTATACTATTAATAGAATTAACAAAGTTGCTTACATCACTTTTACTACACCATTAGTAGTAGATGATATACTTTTAATTAAAACAAAAAGTGCTACAAATAAGAATTCAAATGGTGTTTATGAAATAGCATCAAACTTAGAAAGCAATCCACTTAATAACAACATTGGATCGTTTACACTAGGTGAAGTTAATGACCATGTTGAAAGCATCTGTGAGATGCGTGACGATTTTGTTGGAGAGTTTCCAGGCACGGGTAACCTAAGAGATTTAGGAAACCTATCTTCTTATGGTACAAAATTTTTACAACATAGTGGACCTTTTAATTTAGCAAACTATCATATTACAAGTAAAGATGCTAATATCATAAAAGCAGTACAATTTGCTAAAAAAGAATATGGTAAGTTTAGAAAGTTATTTTTACAAACAGCCAACACACTAGGATTTGACGGACAGAATAAAATTCACTTTGATAAAGTGATGGAAGAACTTAATAAAAGTAAGACCAGTGAAATGCCGTTTTACTTCAGTGATATGCTTGGCTTTACAGGTTCTAAAAAGTCAACACACGTTGTACAGAATCCTAGCACACAATACTATGCACTAAACACAGCATTTGATCTTACTACAGTTGGTAACAGATCTGTAAACGTTTATATTAACGGAGTACAACTTACACAAGGAATAGATTACTTATTTGAAGCTAACTATAGTGGCTTTGTAACTATTACAAAAACTAAAGTTATAGGCGATACCATTGACATATACGAATATGATAATACTGACGGTTCATATATTCCACCAACACCAACCAAGCTAGGATTATATCCTAAATTTGTTCCGCAAAAGTTTTCAGATACAACATATCAAACTCCAGTAAATGTTATTCAAGGACATGATGGAAATATATTTGTTGCTTATAATGATTTTAGAGATGATTTATTACTTGAATTAGAAAAAAGAATTTACAATAATATCAAGGTTGACTATGATCCAACCATGATTAACATACATGAATACATTGGTGGGGACACTAGAGATACAGGATTTACTAGAGCCTCAAGAGACAAAGCATTATTACCTGAGTTTGTAGAATGGAGTAATGCACTAGGAAGTCCAGACTATACAGACTTTAGTTTCTGGGAAAGAACAAACAGCTTTACGTTTAACTATAGCAGTACTAATTCTCCATCAGGAAAAACAAATCCAGGTTTTTGGAGAGCAGTTTACAAAGAAGCATATGATACTGACCGTCCTCATTCTCATCCATGGGAAATGTTAGGGTATACTGTAGAGCCAACTTGGTGGACCACAGTTTACGGTGAAGCTCCATATACAAGTGAAAATAAAATTTTATGGCAAGACCTTGAAGATGGTGCGTTTAGAATACCTAATGTACCTGTAACTTATAACAGCAAGTATGCCAGAACTAATTTAACAAGACACATTCCAGTTGATGACGGAGGTAACTTATTAAGTCCATTAGATTCAAACTATGCAAAAGATTATATTAGCAATAGAACACAGAATCCATTTACCTTTGGTGATCAATCACCAACTGAAACTGCATGGCGTAGAAGTTCAGAATATCCTTTTGCATTAATGATAGCTTGGATGCTAAACCAACCAACTAAAATTATCGGACTTGGATATGATAGAGCAAGAATTAAACGTAATCCTGCAAAAGAAGTTATCTATAGTGAAACTAATAAAAGACTTAGACTAGAAGATTTAGTATTTCCTAATACAGATCAAGACACAACCAGAGTAACTACTTCTGGACTTGTAAACTATGTTGCTGAATATATGAACAGCAAAACAGTTAAGTATTACTCGCAATTTAAGACTGATTTAAAAAATGTTACTAACCAGTTAGGATTGAAGATTGGTGGTTACACAGAAAAAACTAAATTTAAACTAGCACTAGATTCAAGAACTCCTTACAATCAAGGTAACGTTTTTGTTCCAGAAGAAAACTATCAAGTATTTTTAAATCAAAGTAGTGTAATTGATCTTATTCCATACAGTGGTGTAATTATAGAAAAAGTTGCCGCTGGATTTATTGTTAGAGGATATAACTATAATAATCCATACTTTAAATATTATACGCCCATTGAACTTGCAGATGATCCAGTAGTAAGAGTGGGTGGAGTCACAGAAGACTTTGTAACTTGGACTGATGGACAAAGTTATAGCCCAGGACTTATTGTTGAGTTTGGAGGTCAATATTATATGACTGAAACCCAACACGTTGCTGGTGAAAGTTTTGAACAAGAGAATTTTGTAAAATTAGCTGAACTACCTGTAACAGGAGGAAGAACAGCAGTATTCCATAGGCAGTACAACGAAGGAGTAAATGACGAACCAGTAGAACTAGCTTACGGTACTATGTTTAGAACTATTCAAGAAGTTGTTGACTTCTTGTTAGGTTACGAAAAATATTTAAAAGCACAAGGATTTAAGTTTGAACAATACAATACAGAAATAAATCAAGTTGAAGACTGGAGATTAAGTGCAAGAGAATTTATGTTCTGGACTACACAGAACTGGAAAGCAAATAGTGTTATAACTTTAAGTGCAGGAGCAAACAAGATTTGTTTCTATAAAGAAAATCATGTTGCAGATAATATCTTTGATAATTTTTATGGTTACAATATGTTTAAAGCAGATGGTAAAAAACTGTTACAAGCATACGTAAACACATACAGAGATAATGACAACTATATAGAAATGAGTACAAAGAATACAACAGAGGGAATATATTCTGTTAAGATTCCTTTAGTACAAATTGAACATATTGTATTGCTTGATAACACAACAGTATTCAAAGATTATATCTATGATTTGGAACCAGGTTACAGACAAGAAAGAATTAAAGTATTAGGATATAGAACTGACAAGTGGACTGGTGGATTTAACATTCCAGGTTTTGTTTTTGACGATGTTAAAATCACAGAATGGGATACTTGGACAGATTACTCACTTGGAGATACAGTTAAGTACAAAGAATTTTATTACGTTGCAAAGGTAAAGATTCCTGGATCAGAAGTTTTTAATGCAAGAGACTGGGAACGTTTAATAGAGAAACCAGAATCTGGA